GACAATTTATTTTGCTATGAATTGTCTTTTTTGTGTTTATAGATATATTTATATATATCAAAATACTTCTATTAATCTATAAGAAGTTTAAAAAATCCAAAAAATTATTGAATCGCCAATCGGTTTAGAATCCATACTAAAATAGTATAGGGAGAAACGCTAATGAGTAAAGTAAAAATTAAAACAAAGATGCTTAGGGAAGCAATCGCAGAGGCAGATGTTATCAAAGAATTTGCTATTTCAACTGCGAAATCAGCACTGGCTGAAGAGTTTGAACCCCGCATCAAAAGCGTCATGTCTAAATCGCTACAGACCGAGGAAGAATTCGGCGATGATGAATTAGAGGACGAGTTTGCTGAGGAAGAAACTTTTGAAGAGCCTGTTGAAGATGAAGAAGAACTTGAACTAGAAGGTGACGATCTTGAAGGTGGTGAAGAAGAAGAATTTGAACCTGAAGAAGAAGAAGAGCTTGAATTAGAATTCGAAGAAGAGGATGAAGAGATGGACTATGAGGAACCTGTTGAAGAAATGGAAGACGAAGAGGACTTTGAAGCACCTGTTGAAGATGAAGAAGAAGAGCTTGAATTAGAGATCGAACTGGACGAAGGTGAAGAGTTTGAAGAGGAACCTGAAGAATCATTTGAAGAAGAAGATGAAGAACTTGAGTTAGAAGTTGATGAAGAAGATTTTGAAGATGATGCTGAAGAAATTGAAGAATTGAAATCAGAGTTGAAAGAGCATAAAGCTACAATTACTTACCTGACAAATCAATTATCTGAATTAAATCTAATGAATGCTAAGTTACATTACATTCAGAAGATTAATGCAGAGCATAAATTGACAGAAGGTGCTAAGAAATCTGTACTTAACTCAATCGATGATGCTGAGACTGTTCAAGAAGCAACAAAGGTCTACAAGACTTTACGCAGCACTCTTAAAGCAATGAAACCTCGTAGATCACGCACCAAAAAGATCAACGAATCTGCATCTAGGACTGTAAGACGCCCTAAGAAACAAAAACAAATTCTTTCTGAAAGTACACAATGGATGGACAGAAATAAAAAATTAGCCGGAATTTAAGGCTAAGGAGAAACTAAATGAATACATTACAAAAAATTATGGGTTCATATCAGCGAGTTAATCGTTATGAGTTAACCAAGAAAATGGTTAACAAGTGGCGTCCTTCTGGTTTGCTTGAGGGCATCGAAGATGAGACAAAACTGCATAACATGGCACAGCTTTTAGAGAACCAAGCGAAACAACTTCTTGTTGAAGCATCTAGCACATCTGCTGGAACTGCTAATACAGAAGCATGGTCAAATGTAGCCCTACCACTTATCCGTAGAACATTTGCAAAGGTTGTTGCACAGGACTTAATGTCTGTTCAGCCTATGTCAATGCCTTCTGGACTAGTCTTTTGGCTATACTTCCAATATGGTACAGGCAAACCAACTAATACTGCTATCTATACATCAGGTGATTCAATTCATGGTGACGTATCTAGTTCGGCTACTATTGATGGTAACCTCTACGATTGGGATTACTCATACACACGTAACTATATTTCTGCTTCCGCTGTAACAGCAACAATGACCACAGCTTCATTTGCAGATCTTAATTATAGCTATGCACTTTCAGCTTCATTTGCTGCAGTTCCTGCAACATGGCACAAAGTTCAGATCGCAAGATCAGCTCTTACAGGTGTTGAATCTGAAGCTGTTGATGCAATCCGTCTAACGGATGCTGGCTCTATTGTTATTCAATATCCAGAACTTTCTACTAAAGACGCTACAAACCTATATTTCATTATGTCAGGTTCTGATAGTGCTTCTGTTGCAACAGTAGAATATCTGAAAGCTACATCTCAGGATGCTAGAGGCGACTTCGAATCAGGTCAAACTGGTGTTGGCGCTATTCCTGAAATTAACATTCAGATGAAAAATTCAGCAATCGTTGCTGATACTCGCAAGTTAAAAGCTAGCTGGACTCCAGAAATTGCACAGGATTTAGCAGCTTATCACTCAGTAGATGCTGAAGTTGAGTTAACAAACATCTTATCAGAATACATGGCAATGGAAATTGACATGGAGCTTCTACAGATGCTTCTTAACAACGCTAGAGTAACTAACTGGTGGTCAGCCAAAGCTGGATCTGATCTAGATTCATCTACAGGTGCTTATATTTCAAGTCCTCCTACCTTCTATGGTACACGCATGGATTGGTATCAAACTCTTATCCAGAAGATTACTAAAGTGTCAAATGACATTCATAAACGTACTCTTCGTGGTGGAGCTAACTGGCTTGTTGTTGGAACAACAGTAGCTACGATTCTTGAATCAATGAAACCTGCTTTCATTGCTGATGGATCTGGTGTTGAATCAACAGAGTATGCTATGGGTCTAACAAAAGTTGGTACTCTTGATGGCCGTTGGAAAGTTTATAAGAATCCTTACTTCCGTGACGACATGATCCTTATGGGTTACAGAGGTGGAAGCTTCTTAGAAACTGGTGCTGTTTATGCTCCTTATATTCCAATCATCACGACACCATTAGTGTATAACTACACTGACTTTACTCCTCACAAAGGAATAATGACTCGTTATGCTAAGAAATTGGTAAGACCTGAGTTCTATGGTTTAATCAAACTAAGAGACATGCATCTTGTCTAAACGATAAGTTAACAAAGCACGCATATATACAACTAAGCCCTGGTTCATTCCGGGGCTTTTTGATTTTTGTCAACTATATATATTTATTACTATAGCATCGTGAGGAGCATTATTTTGTGGACATCTAAGAAGAAATATTACAAAAAGAAGGGTAATCGGTTCATAAAAACTAGCAAACTTGAAAAGCGGTTTGAATGAATGCTCAAAGAACTGGGTATAAGCTATAAAACTCAATTCAGAGTCGGATATAAATTCTATGATTTTTATCTTCCAGACTCAAACACGCTGATAGAAGTTGATGGTGATTATTGACATGGAAATAGGAACAAATTTAAAGTCCTATCGGCCATGCAAAAGAAGAATCACATCAATGATCTATATAAGACAACATTGGCAGAGGCATCTGGATATCGGTTATTTCGATTTTGAGAGACTGATATAAATATGAATCCATTGTCGGTAAAAAATAAATTACTAGAATTAAACGGAGAAGATAATGGATAGACTACCAGATACCAGAACTCTGCTAAATGAGGCTAAAATGTTCTTAAATGAATATCAAGATATTTTTAGCAAATACAAGAAAGACTATAAGGATGAGATCGATATCAAAAATCGAAAAGATATGGAGCTTCTATCTCTATGGGTTGATCAACTGGTAGATCAGAATTATTCTGAAGAGCAACTAAGTACGCAGCAGGTTGGCGATATGTGGTCAGGCTTGGAAAAGGCTATTAAGAGAAAGCGTGTTGAAACATATGCCGATGCGATGGAATGGATATTCGATCATGCCGGTGACTACGGGAGAGTATAGTCATGAAGCTCAAAATTAAAAATTCACAGCTGCAAAAATTAATTAAAGAAGAGCTCAGTTACAAAGAAGAAAAAGAGCTGCAGATCAAAATGGCGACAGAAATTGTCTCAAAATTTAATAAACAGGCCGCAAAAAGTTTGATAAAACTAGAACTACTGAAAGATGGCAATAGTTTTCAATTCATACTAGATGCAGGATCAGATAAATTTTTAGATACAAAGACTTATAATGGAGGAGGAGCGATAATTTATGTTTCAGATGCTGCCTATAAGCTGGTTGAATCTATTGCTAAAAAAGAAGGCGCACGTAATGTTGGCTGGAATAACACTGGCTCAATCGGCTGGATCTAGGAGATTAAAATGAAATTAAAAATTAATTCACAAATAAAAGAGATGGTTTCTAATGCCATCAATGAGAGATCAGAACCTCAAGTTGATCTTCAAACTGCATTAGAAGCATTTAAAAGAGGTTCGAGAAACATTTTTGGATTTACAAGATTTAAATTTAACAATAATGGCGAAGCAAAAGTTCCAGATCTAAAAGGTGAGTTTGGCATGTTCGGACATCTGTTAAAATCTGCTACTATATATGTTGCCGATAAGGGTGTAAATAAGAATAATGAATCATTTTATAGATTTCATCTAACCTATTCGTTCAAAGATGGAGGTTCTAATGGGCATGAAATTGGTATGGTGTTTATAAACAATGACGATCCAGAAGATATCAAGGTTCGGCTAACTGACGGGACGGTGAGAAATGGCTAAATTAAAAATTAAAAGCGAAACATTAAATAAACTTATTAATGAGGCTGTTATTAAAGAGGCCGACTTTCAGGCTCTTGTAAAACAGGCTAAGGAAATATCAAATAAGCTTGCAAAGGCAGATCTTGATGCTAAAACACAAAAAGAATTAAAGACGGCCTTGGCACATATCAACTCAGTGTTGGATCGAGCATAAGGAATTATCATGAAGCTTAAGAAAATACTAAACGAAGTTGAGGGCAAGTTTTCAAAAGGTGAAAAAATGTGGATCGTTGATATAATCAATGACAACCCATCGCGTCCTATGAAAGCATCGCTTGGCAATATTCAGAAGTTTAATTTAAAATATATTTCAGATGTTATTCAAAAATATATTAAAGATAACAAAGATGAATCCGAACAGATACATATGCTAGAACGAATATTACAAAAAATTCATGACATATGGAATCGCGAAAATCTCATTAAGCAGTCTAGCGATGGTTTTTTCATTGTTGATAGTGGATCATTAAAGCGTGACAACTCGGGGCCCTATGCTACTACAGGAACAAGCATTGACTATTATAAGATCAGAACAAAGAAGTCAGAAAAAGAGTTAGAAAAATGGCTAACCAAAGAAGGTGGCAAGGCAAAGAGTTCATATATGGTAAGTCGTAAATTATTAAAAATCGTAGGTGATCCATATAATGCAGACTTCAAAAGAAAAGAAAAAATTACTGACTATTATGTCGAAATCAAAACAACCGTTTGGTACAACTAGGAATTATCATGAAGCTGAAACAATTATATAAAGAAGTTGATTTAGGGCACGCTTATGATGACAAAAATAAAAAAGATCTATTTGGTACTGCTGAAATTGTAAAGGGTAAAACAAAGAAGATCAAAGGTGTTTTACATCACTTATTAAGATTTGATGGTCATACAGAAAAATGGTGGCCAGCTGATAGAATTGAGATTGTCGAACTATCAATGAATGAAGTTGACATAGTAAAACCTAAAAAGAATAAAAAGACTCCACCAGATGCAATGATCCAAGTTCCAGATATGGGAACCATGAAACATGAGCAGCTTCAGAAAAATCTTGTAAGGAAGCTTCAAGACATGATTAAGAAATCTAAGCACGGTGAATATTATCTATTGAAGGATCAGCAATTGAATATGCTGAAGGTCATGTGGGAAACATTGAAGGCTCACCAAGGGGATAAATAATGAAGCTGAAACAATTGATGAATGAGGGTGGCAAACACCAGGGCAAGAAAAATGGTCATGTCCCAAGTAAATACGAGACAATGACATATAAACAATTGGATAGATCGCTTTCAAAAATACAAGAGAGCCTCGGGTATACAATTCTTTATGAAAATCAAAAAGATGTTGAAAAACTATTGGATGCATATGTTTTTATTATTAATCACATGGTAGAAAAAGCTCAAAAAGAATTAAATTCTAGTGGGACATATAAAGGGAAATAAATAGTGAAGCTGAAGTTATTAATGGAAAAGGAAATGACGAACAAACAGCATATTGCTGCCGTCAAAAAAGAGAGAGCTGCTGAAGCCAATTGAACAAAGAAATATCAGAAAATTTTTCTAGATATTACTGACGGTGAGGAAGTTTGAAGGGTTCCTGGACTATCAGATGCTGAACAAACGTTTGTTAATTATACTGAAAATATCGTTAACCAAATGCAAAAATATGTCTCGTCATATGACATGCAATGAAACATCATACCCATTGAAGATAAAAAAGTCATTGAAAGATTAGCCAAAAAGCTATAAAAGGAATAAATAATGAAACTGAAACAACTGATAACAGAAGCAACAAACGATCCCTTAAAGCAGATAATGTCTGATTGTAATAATTTTCTATACTATTATAAGAAAGACCACTGGCCAATGATGACAACAATGATGAAAAGAATTGACACAGATCTGCTTAAAAATAAAAAAGCTATTAATGCCATAGATAAAGATATAATAAAGAAATGGATAGGCTTATTAGACGGTGGTAAAATGGGGCTTTATGAGGTTGGAAAATTTTGTAGATGGTTTAAGAAAAACTATAAGGATAAAATTTCTGAAGGAACTCTCAATGAGGGTGGATATTTATCAGCAAAGACAGTAAAAGGACCGGCATCAAAAGTTAAGAAATATGTAAAAGATTTGATCGATACTGCTAAAAAAGATCACGGTCCTGATGCACATTATACTGGCGATTGAGATTCTGTTACTGGTATAAATATAATTAATAAAATGTTCAAAACAAAAGATGAAGCATTTGGTTATATTGAAGATAATGCTAACAAATGAGATAATGCTATTGCTGTTCAATTTGGCAAGAAGGGACAGTGAGCCATTGGTGCATTATTGTCTGAAGGAACTCTCACTGAAAAAGTTCGCCCTGGTGAACATATGGAATTGAATCGAGCCGATAGAAAGAAAATGAAAACTCGTGGTCATATGTCTGACAAAGAAGTAAAGGGAACATTTACACTAGTAGGTAGACCACAATTTGGAGCCGTTTCGGTTCGTTCGGATGTAACAAGAAAACTATATAAAAATTTATCAGGTGACATGTTTAATCCTGCACATATAAGGAATTACCTAGACACAGAGCTTGCAGGCACAAAATTCGGCAAAAAAGAATTAGGTCGATTTGACTATTAGGAGATAAATAGATGGCAACAACACTAGGATATTTAATAAATACTACAGGGTCTGCTCCAGCAGTATCTGAATCAACATCGTTTGGTATTTATGACAACGATGTAACATTTCAGCTTGAAGCACCTCAAACGGCAAAGTGAGTTGCATTCAGACTGGGTGGAGTTCTTATGCAAGTTGAGCTAACATTTCCAGAAGTATATAATGCTTTTGAAGAAGCCGTCAGTGAGTATTCAACATTGGTTAATAATTCACAGATCAAAGATTGATTGCTTAACTTCAAAGGATTCACAACTGGATCTGATTTAACTAACACAAATCCACTAGCTTCATATGAGTATCAAAAGAGATATTCAGACAATATCATTGGTAGTGAAGTTGGTGTTGGTGGAGTATATGATTGGAAGACCGGTTCAATCGATCTTGTAGCAGATCAACAGTATTATGATGTTCAAGCATTGTGAGGTTCTGCTTCAGAATCAAATCAAAGACTTGAGCTTAAAGAAATTTGGCACTATCGACAGCCTGCTATTCAAAGAGGAAGAGCATATGGATCCGGACAGGCAATGATTAATTCAGAATTTGCAGGAATGGGATCTGTTGCCGGAACCGCTGGGACACAATATTTAGTTTATCCACTATATTCAGATATTTTAAGAGCACAGGCAGTAGAGCTGTCTGATATGATCCGTAAGTCAGGATATTCTCATGAAGTTATCAATAATGTATTACGATTGACACCCACTCCTACTGAAGCAATAAAACTTTTCTTTAGATATCGAATAAACTTTGATCCATTTACTGATGATGATAGATCGTCGCAAACAGACAGTGTTATTTCTAGTCCTGCTGACATTCCATATTCATTCTTACCGTATACATCAATCAACTCTCCTGGAAAACAATGAATTAGAAAATATACACTAGCAATTTGTAAGGAAATGCTTGCAAGGAACAGATCAAAATTTACCTCTATTAATATTCCTGAAAATGAGGTGACTCTCGATGGCGATGCATTGCTAAGTGAAGGTCAGGCAGAGAAAGAAGCACTGATTGAGCAATTTAAAGAATTCTTAGAAGGTGTGAGCAATGAAAAATTAATGGAATCTGAAGCATTACTTCAGGAACATATGGAAAATCAATTTAAGCACATACCAATGCTTCCAAGAATAGGATAACAATATGAAATTAAGAGATCTACTATTAGAGGTCAAAGTGCCTTATTTGAAAACCGAAAAACAGGCTCGAGAATTTATCAAAAGATTGAAACCAAATGATAAAGTTAGCGATGATGTTACTGCCATGGAGACTGGCAAGGTGTTTATGAAAAAGGGCGATAGCAAAAAGGATTTGAAAGATGCCATTGTTAAAGAATTCAAAGGAAAAGCATCGAACGAAAATGATATGAAGAAGTTCTATAAAATTAAAATAGAACCTTTTGATAAAAACATGTCGGCAAGTGAGAAGAAATCATATGAGAAAGCAGAAGCTGATTTATATGCCAAAGTGCCTTTAGAGATTGAGCGGAAAGATGGAAAACCTTTCACAAAGAACGATCAAAAAGTTTTAGAAGACTATGGTAAATGGTGGACTAAAGAATTGGCTCACTTTGGATTTAGAGGATGGGAATTCTTTGGATCATTCAAGAATAATAAAGTGGCACATGGATCACCAATCTTCTATTAGGAGTAATTAATGACAATATATTTTTCAGATAAAGAAAAAGCATTTTTCAATTCAATCAATGAAGAACTTATAGAAGATGTTGTTAAGCAGTTCATCGTTGTGTACAAAATTAGTGCAGCGGCTACAAGCACTGGTATCTATGGTTCGAGCTCAAATAAAACATTTGAACCAGGGATAAAGATATGATCATTGATTACTATTCTAGATCCAGAAGTAACTGTTGAGCCGGCTGCAGGAATCAAACAGAAAAGGCGTCTTGAAGTCACGATTCAAAAGAAACACCTACTAGATAATAGCTTTTATTTTGACGAAGGTGATTACTTACATTGGGATAGTCAGTATTTTGAAATACAAACAATAGTAAAACCTCAGTTTATCCAAGGACAGCCTGATCACAATTGGCATGTCAAGCTTACTGCAGAATCTGCTGGTGTTTCAGAAATAACAATTGAAGATAGGGATAAATACGATGCCTAGACAAGAGCAACAAAAGATATTAAATAGTGATCTACCTATTATCCAACAACAATTAGAATCTGTTGATGTGGCACTGTTGAATCATTTCAATGAGACACTTCAGCTATTTGCTGTTGAAAATAACCGAAAGGTCAGTCTTGTAACAACCATAGCACAGGCCGAACGGTGATTTCAAAAGAAACGCCAAAGAGAAAAGCGAGACGATAAGACTGAAACTATCTATCCTGTAGCCTCATTAAGACGAGGATCAATTACTCCCAATAATGACATGTTTGTTTATAACAAAAATCAGAGTACTATGATACCTGTTTCAAAAAGATTATCAGCTGAAAATAGCTATAAAGATAAGCCTGCTGGAACTGAAATCTATGAAGTTAAGCTTGTCTCACCTCCTGTTGCAGTTGATATCGATTATGAATTTACACTTCAAACAAAATATATGGAAACTAGTAACTCAATCATTGAGCAGATTATTGTCTATCATGGTAAGCAAGACATAGTCACTAAGGACGGTTTTACATTGCGAATGAATATTGATAGCTTTTCAGACAATTCAAACCTTGATGAAATTGCCACAGACAATATGCTATTTGAACATGTAGCATCATTCACTATTTCTTGCCTGTTATCTCTAAATATCAAGAGCAACATTGTAAATGTGAAAAAAGTTCGTACTCCAGCTAAATTTTCCTTCAGTGAAAAATTCGTATAAATATACACCCTCAAAAATAAATGTGCGGTAACCGCCTTTTGCCTTTTTTCTTTTATATTTATAATTATATTATAAAATTTTAAACTTTATTAGGAGAAAAACAAATGGCTAGTGAAAAAATTATATCTGCTGGCGTGTTCACCCAAGAAAATGATTTATCATTTTTCAGTAGAGGCCTTTCAGAGATTGGCGCTGCTGTAATTGGATGGACTAAAAGCGGACCTGCATTTCAACCAACTATTGTTGAAAGCTATGATGAATTCACACAAGTATTTGGCGGGAAAAACGAAGAATTATTTACACCATATTTGGCTGACGAATATTTAAGAAATTCTGGAAAACTTACCGTTACAAGAGTACTTGGTGGTGGAACATTTTCATACACAACAGTTGGCGAATTAAGTTCTGGTAGCATACTTCATGCAGTTATCAGACCTACTGCTTCAGCATCTGGAGACTTCATAATTGATGTCACTGGATCAACATCTGAAGTATCAATGTCGGCTTTCGACTTACACTTAAGTTGCTCAGCAGACGAAACAACATATACAAGCGTATCAATGAATCCTTCAGACTCAAACTTTGTTGGAAAAATCATTGGTGAAAATCCTAGAGGACCTGGATATTTCTACCTTGATACATATTTCAAAACTCAGATCTCAGCTTCAATTGCTATTGGTGCATTAATGCCAACAGGATCTGTTTCAAGCTCAACTTCAGCGATTATTACAACTACAGGTTATTCGCACGGAACATCTCCAACTATAATTTCACAAACATTCGGCTCTACAAATCATGAGTTATTCAACTTCCATATGTTATCAGACGGAACTGAATCTAATCAATTGATCAAAGCTGGTGTTTTTGCTGTTAAAGCAAGTGGTTCTGTACCAGGGTCAGACTATGGCTCATTTGGTGTAGTTATCCGTAAGTACTCAGATAATGATGCAAATCCTGTTATCTTAGAAACATACAACAACCTAACACTTGATCCAGATTCACCAAATTACATTGCACGGAGAATTGGAGATCAATCGGTCACAACAGCAGCAACTGGTAAGAAAACAGTTAATGGCGACTTCCAGAATATTTCTAAATACGTTAGAGTATCTATGGTGGTTGCATCTTATCCAAAAGATGCTGTTCCATTTGGATTTAAGAATTATAAGAAATATAATTCAACAGCTCCAGATGCAGTCTATGCATTATCACAATCATATGATTCAGATTATAATTCTCGTGCTTACTACGGAATTGATTTTGAAGATGATGATGTGAAAAACTTCAACGATGCACTGCCTACAACAAAAGCAAACAACTCGTCAAATTTCTTGCTGAGCAATTGCATTGGCTATGCTTCAGGTGTTTACACAGGTGCAATTTCATTAACATCTGCAATCGGTACTAAACAATTCATGTTTGGTTTCCAAGATGGATTTGATGGATTTGATCCACGTAAGCCAATTAGTGAAGATCGAACATTTACACTAGCAACCACTTCTGGCTCTGTTGAGTTTAAGAAAGCGCTTGATTCTACAAAGAGTCAGGATGAATATGATTTCAATATGCTTATCGTACCAGATTTAGAATATGGAAATTCATCATACGTAATTAAACAAGCACTTAGTGTTTGTGAATCTCGTGGTGATTGTTTCCTACTTATGGATCTAGGTGGAAAAACAACTTCACGTGATACATATATTACACGTACACAAGCGATCGATAGCTCTTATGCTGCTACATATTACCCATGGGTGCAAATCGGCGATGATGAAAATAGCAAACCAGTTTGAGTTCCACCTTCAGTTGTTATGGCAGGAATAATTGCCTACACAGATAAAGTATCTCATGAGTGGTATGCGCCAGCCGGCATCAACCGTGGTGGTTTAACACGAGTTATTAGAGCGTATGATCGTCTTGATAGAGATGATAGAGACGCACTTTATGAATCTCGAATCAATCCAATTGCAACATTTCCAGATACTGGTGTTGTTGCTTGGGGGCAGAAAACATTGCAAGTCAAAGCTTCGGCTCTTGATAGAATCAATGTAAGACGTCTATTAATCAAAATCAAGAAGACAGTTGCATCTTCAACAAAATACTTACTATTCGAGCAGAGTGACGAAGCTCTATGGTCTAAGTTTAAAAATATTGTTAATCCTGTATTGACTGGAATTTTGGCTAACGCTGGAATCTCTGAGTTCAAGGTAGTTATGGATGAAACAAATAATACTCCAGATGTAATTGATAGAAATGAAGTAAAAGGTGAGATTTTTATTAAGCCTAAGAAATCTGCAGAGTTCATCCTGTTAGACTTCAACATAATGGCGCAATCAGCGACATTTAATAACTAGGAATATATTTATTAATATATGCTTAATATGAATTTTATAAGGAGAATATAATGGCAAACGAAGACTTATTAAACCCAGGAAAATGGTCTGATAATCTGCAGCCAATGAGACAAGATAACTGGTTCTTAGAGTTTCCAGATGTAAATGGAAATCAAATTCCTGCTTATACATGTATGAGCGCTGGAAGACCAAAATTGTCAAATGAAGAAGTTGAAATTCCTTTCATGAATAACACCGCTTATTTCAAAGGCAAATCAAAATGGGAAACGCTAGACATTGTTCTACGCACACCTATTTCAGAAGCCCTTGCTTTAAGAGTCATGGAATGGATCATGCTTCACCACGATGCTGAATCAGGTGTTGACGGTTATAAGAGTGAATATGCAAAAGATATCACTTTGAAACTAACATCGCCTTTAGGAACAACCATTGAATCATGGAGATTGCACCAATGTTGGATCACCAATAGTGATTTTGGTAGTTTAGATATGAGTTCGGCTGACGCTGTAGAAATTAGCTTAACACTAAGATTTGATTACGCTGTGTTGGAATTATCACAGTAAGTCACTTCATATAGATCAAACAAATGAAAGCCTCTATTTATTTAGGGGCTTTTTTATTAGAGATATATTTATTACTATAACGAAAACTGGAGGTGTTTATGACACAAGAAGTAAAAAATAAGACATTTTTTGTTGATCTTCCGAGTGAAGGAAGAGCATATCCTCAAGAAAGTCCTTTGTATGAAGGTACTGTTGAGTTACGATATGGAAGTTCTGGGGATGAAAATATCCTATTGAACCAGCATTATATTGTCAGAGGCGAAGTGTTCGACAGACTACTTGAGCAGCTATTAGTAAATAAATCTATTGATATTGCTGATCTTTTAGTCGGAGATAAAAATGCCTTAGTAATTGCAACAAGACAAGCCATGTATGGAAACACGTATCCGATTAAATTGAAATGCCCTAAATGTGGTGAAGAGATAAACGACTCTTTTGATTTAACTCATTTACACAAATTCAAGTTTCCTGAAGATGAAGATTTCAATCCCAAACAACTGACATATACATCTGAAGCTGGAAATGTTTGAGGATTCAGGCTGCTTACAGAGGCAGATATCAAAGATCTTTCACAGATAGCAAGGAAGATGAAAAAATTAAACATTAGTAGAGATGGACAGGTCACTGTTACGGCAAGAGCCGAACGGCAGCTATTGTCTGTTAATGATATAACTGATGTTAACAAAACGGTAGAGTTCTTTAGAGGAATCTCTTCAATAGAGTCACAGGAGCTGAGAAATGCTATATTAGATATGACGCCAGACATCGACCTAAGTGTTGATTTTACATGTGACAACCTCATGTGTGGATATTCTGACTATATTGATATTGAGCTTAACTCAGACTTTTTTTGGCCAAAGGGCAGATCACGAACAAAACGTTCTAGAGGAAGTGTTTAATCTAGTATATTATGGTGGCTTTGGATTTTCAGAAGTTTGAAATATGCCAGTTCCTATGAAGAAGTTTTTCACACGAAAACTAATAGAAGCTAAAAAGGCGGAGAAGAAGTCATATGAGGAGAAATAAAGTGGCACAACTAATTGTTGAAGGAAAGATGTTTGAGGGCATTTCCGACATAGCAAAAAGACTTGTCGGAGGTTTGTTTTCAGGGAAGATTAAGAAAGTGAAACTTGGTGATGATAAAACTGCAAAAGGTGCAGGCCAAGCTTTAAAAAATATTGGAGCAGAGCTTGATAAGCTTGATAAGATATTTGACGAGAACCCTGAGTATGAAGAATTGCTAATGAAAAAATTGCGTGAAATTTAAATAAAAAATAAGTTGAAATAATGTGGCTAGAGGTAAACAAGACACACCAAAAGATCCAAATGCAAGTCAGCGAGAGTTCCTTAGAGTTCAAGAAGAGATCTTAAAGAAAACAGGCTCGACGGAAAAGGTTCAGCGTAGATTTTCTAAATGGACTCAAGAGGTTAGCTCTTTTCAACAAGATATTCTGGGCACTGTTACAAATGAATTAGACAAAAAGATAGAAATCATGAAGGTAACTAGACAGGTTGGAGAAACCCTAGCTACTAATTTTACACACAATCAAGAAATATTGGAAAGCTCTAGAGCCATCCTTGAAAACACTGACGACTATGTTAAGAGTCTTCAAGGGGCTTCAGATTTTGTCGATAGAGTAACAGGAAGTATTCCACTAATATCTGAAGCAATGCAGCAATCTATGGCTGATACAGTTAAAAACTTTTTTGCTCCTCAAATAGAATGGTGGAACGACCTTCAGGCAAAAGCATTAAAAATTTGGAAGTCTTGGGGAATGGGTGCAAAAATGGGACTCGTTGCTGTAGCACTAGCATTTGTAGGTGTTTGGAAAATATTCAAAGAGCTAGATGAAGCACTAGAAGACTTTATGCATACTCTGGGAAGTACTAGAAAAGAAGCAAATCAATTAGAAGATATGGCTTTAAATACGTACACCAATTATGCAAAATATGGAGTTTCCCTAAGTGAATCATTAGATATCACACAGGCTATTGTTGAAGAGCAAGGTCATATGGCTGACATATCACAAGAGCTTATTAGTCAGGCTGCAATAATGGCACAGGCATTTGGAATGTCATCAACTGAAGCAGCAATCTTGGTTGATCTACAAAAAGAGGCTCTTGGTCTTACAGATGCACAAATTATTAATAATGCTAAAATGGTTAAAGCTACTGCTCAAATATACAATGTTGGTGCTGGTCGTGTTGCTAGAGATTTAGCAGATTCTGCAGAAGAGGTGGCTCTATTCTCTGGAGCCGGTATGGAAAACCTTATAGAAAGTGCAGCATACGCAAGAAGACTTGGCGTCACATTTAAAGAAATTGCCACAATAGCTGAATCATTGTTAGACATAGAATCATCAACCAGTGCTGCAATGCAAGTACAGATGCTGACAGGAAGAACAATAAATTTAAGTCAGGCTAGAAGCATGGCATTGAATGGTGATATTCAGGGTGCTAATGAAAATATTTTAAATCAACTTGGTTCTCATGCAGAATTAAGTCAGGCTGATTATTTTACTAAAAAAGCCATCTCCGAATTATTAGGTACTGATGCAAAAACTTGGCTTTCAATGAAGAACGATCAAGAGCAGATTTTAAATATTTCAAAAGATACAAAAAAGATTTACGATTCATATCTAGGCGTTTCATTAGCTGAAGCATTAGATGTGAGCGAAACACTTGGCAGATTAGGGAAACTGAAAGCTCAGCTAACTTCAATATTCAAACCTATTCTCTTACCATTAGTTAAGGGATTCAACTTTTTTTTAGATGTACTAATCAATATAACTGATGCAATAAATAGGGCTCAAGATGGCTGGGGCGAATGGTCTAAAGGATTGGCTAATTCTGCAATATCTCTTGTTGGAATCTCTGCTTCTATATTTGTTCTCTATAAAGGATTCAAGCTCATGTCTAAGTTGAGCATTTTTGGAAAGCTGGCTAAAGGAGCAGCATCTGGAGGTGGTCTAATAAGTAAAGGGCTTGGACTTGGAAAAGGAATGGCAGGAACAATGCTTAAGGGAGCGCTTGGATTAGCTGCATTAGGAGTTGCATTAATCCTTGTAGGAAAAGGTGTTCAAATGTTTGCCGATGTTGGTATCGATCAAGTTCTTGTAATGACAGCAGCATTAGTTGGTTTAGGTGTTGCTGGAGCACTACTTGGAACCGTGTCAGGACTGGCGATTGCTGGAGCTGTTGGATTAGCTGCACTTGGAGCTGCTTTATGAGTGGTTGGAAAAGGAATGCAACAATTGGCCAACGTTAATGCTGATCAACTTTCAGCAATGATTGTTCCATTATTAAAACTAGGAGCTGTAGGTGTTCTATTAGGAGCCTTTGCTCTTCCTGCATTATTAGGTGCTGCGGCTTTAGCGGCATTAGGAGTTGCACTTACTATTACTTCAATTGCTGCAGAAAGATTTTCCAAAGCAATCTTTTTAACTCCGGCAGAAGGAATTACCAGACTGGTCCAGATGCAAAAAGATATTGATATGTCGCACATGAAATCTGAATTGGAAAGTGTTGTTGATCCTATACGTGAGCTAAATAAGGAATTTTCAGAATTGAATACAAACATTTTAAAGCTTAGTAAAATGAAAACCAAAGATATATTTGGTGGATCAAAGGGTGGAAGAAGCTCTCAAACAATAAGACAGCCTATTAAATTAGAAGTAAAACTAGATAAATATACTATTGCAAAAGCAATGGAAACTGTAATCTTAGAAGGAAATTAAAATGCCAGATAGTCCAGTATATGAAGTTGATCTTTCGCCTGTAATTAGATCGAGCGATAGCGGAAGTCAATCAGATCCTAATCTAGTTGGGACTCATATTGTAGTAGATACTGGTGGAACCGATCCTAATATATCCGGAAGTCATGCTGCTGATAGTGGAAGTGTTGCCGATGTAATATTTACAATTGATAGAACAGTTGTAGAATTAATTCAGACTATTGATTCTGATTACTATGCTGCAATTGACAAAGCTCATCTAGAAGGATGACGTCAAGGCAGCAACGATGAAAATGGTGAGGGAGGATCAAGACTCGTTGAAAGACCATCAACTCCATTTACTGAAAATGAGGCAAAGCAGACAAAAGATGTCTTAGATAAACTATCTAGCTTCTTTGGCGCTGACGCACTTAAGAGAAGATTATTAAGACGGGTTGATGAAAAAATTTATTATGCTACTTCTGCAGCTAAAGCATGGGCAAGAAAAAAGGTTGCGACAGCTTTCAATGATGGCATTAATAAAGTTAGAAGCACAAGTTATTATACTGGAGTTGAAGCAGCAGTAAAGCAGAAGATAGATGATTGAGTTCCTAAGTCGTTAATTAAACCCAGTGGGAAGGGTCGTGAACAGCGAGATAAAGATGGCACTAATTCGTCAGTTCGAAATAGACTAACAGGCGATCAAGATGCCAGTAATCAAAATCAATTCAACTCGGGCGTATCGCCAAGTATGGGTAACGACTGGCTATGGGGAGTGAATCATCCTGCTATAACCTCTAACAAAGAGTTAAATTTTGAACCAGGACCTGTTAAGCCTAGCGATCCAATTATGACAAGAGTTCCTATGCCATTCTACTTTGTTGATGTCAGAACTGACAATCATTGCTTTTTCAATGCTACAATTTCAGATTTATCCGATTCATATTCACCAAACTGGACACGTGAGTCATATTTTGGTAGAACAGAAGGAATATCAAAATATGTAAACACAGATAGAACGATTTCAGTAAACTTTACAATTATTGCAGATGATGCTGATGATTTAGAATCTATATATAAAAAATTAAACTGGCTAGCTCAAGCCGTGTACCCAAAATATAAAGAAAACAGTGCTGCATATGGATATGAAAGCTCACCAATCTTACGAATGAGAATTGGAGATTTAATAAAATATAATTCAACAGGAATTGGCGGATATTTAACTACACTGGACTATGCATACAGCATGGATGCCGGTTGAGAAGTGACAACTGTTGGTAAAAAGGTTCCAAAAAAGATTGATGTATCTATGGCATTCACGGTTATTCATGACTTCATGCCAGACTTTGGTTCTACATTTTATGATGTAAAGGCGGTAAATTAAAATGGCAACATCAAGATATACAAATACTAAGACGACTATATTCAACAATACTAGATCCAGAGAGATTGGAACTAATGTTGTAATCAAAGCTCGCGATGATGATATTCTTATTCGATGGACCGACAGTGTTTCAGCTCGAAAACTAGCTACTCAATATCTTGGATCACCAGAATATTACTGGGTGATCTTATCATTAAACAATGTGTCACTTGAGAGTGATTTCGTTCTTGGTCAACAGCTTAGGGTTCCTAGACATATTGGCTCAATAGTGTCAGGATTATAAAATGGCAGCATTACTAGAAGTATTTCAGCATGGAGAAATGGAAGAAGATGCTCAAGCCTGGTGGGATGAATTTAAATCACTAAGCACCATTGAACTATCTGAGCTTTCCCCATTTATTAGAATCACACCCTTGATAATGATAAACACCGATATCGTTGAACACAAAGTGTCTTCTTTATTAACGATGTATAAATCTCAAATGAAAACCGATGGGTATACAGGAGGATATGCACTAAAAGGCATGACGATGAATGTACAAGATACTGTTGGTGCTACATTTGAGATAGTTCTTGAATTTCAGATCTTCGATCTTGAGGTATTTGAAAAGTCTTCAGATTCTGGACTATACTTTCTATCAAATTTAAACTCCCGTCTAAAATTAGAATTTGGGTGGGGAAAATATATGTGGCCTCTAGTAGAGCAGTCGCATGCAACGGTTGTCGAAAAACATGCCGGCAAGGGTCAAGAACTTTATTGTGCTGTTGTCAAGGCAAATGTAGGAATCTCAGACGAACAAATTATTACATTTACTGTAACGCTTAGAGCTCCAAGTTCTCTTCTCATGAAACAATGGAGAAATGATTTTGGTTTTGACTTAAATATGGATGCCATGAAACTACCTGTTGCATACTTCAAGAGGAAAAAGTGGATGACATGGCTAACAGGTGCTAGAGATGTTGTGTCTGCAGTTACCTTAAAGACACTAACCGATCATATTACTAGATCTATCCAGACAAAATTATATAAAGTGGGAATGAATTCTCAAACTCCACCGACGTTTGATGTACGGCATCCCATTAGCAAGCTACAAG